GGTAATAAAAAAACACCGTGCTAGACAACGTGCAAAAAATAAATAATATAGTACAGAGCGAGCAACCGAAACACAACGGTCGTATACCTGAGTCGAATAGGTCAATCCGCTCATTGTACAATTCCAAAAGGGCAGGAGATTTCTGCTTGAAAATCCTGCCCATTTTTATGGTAGGAATACTATTGTCGGGATGTTTTGGCCCGACCTTAACAACTTTAGGACCATTACAAATAAAACAATCAGATTTAATTACAACACCCATTAAAATAGCAAAATACAAAGGAGAATACTATGGCAAATGATATACCTGATTTTATGAGAGAGTTTGATACAGATGTTGACTATGGTTTTACTCCTGTATCCCAAAAACCAACTGAAGAAACACAACCAAGTATTGACCCAAGTGTAATAGAAAATTCAAATTTAGAATTAGCAAAGATTAAAACAGATGTTTCTGATATTAAATCTGCTATGAATGAAATAATGCAGATAGTTGCTGAAAAAGACACAGTAACAAAAGAAGTACAGGACGCTGATATACAGGCAAGATTTAAAGAGATTGAAAAGATTGTACTACCATTTTTGTATAATCTTTCCAAGTCCAACGAACCTTATATACATTGGCCAAATAGAGGACCAATCATTAAGGCACAGATGGACAAATTGTTAAAACTAACTAGGGGGTAAATATGTTAGAAGTTAAGGCTCATCATAAAGAACTAAAAAGAGCAGTAAATGAAATCGAAGCAAAAAGACGTGAAGATAGAAGTTTTAAATCATGGTTTGATGTAAGAACCCTTAAAAAAGTAAAACTAAAAGCAAAGGATAAACTTAATGAATATCGAAAAATTAAGAGAACAACTTAAAATTGACGAAGGCGTAAAGTATGAAGTATACCTAGACCATCTAGGTTACAAAACATTTGGTATTGGTCATTTAATAGTTGCAGGTGATGATGAGTATGGTGCTGATGTGGGTTATGCTGTATCAGAGGAAAGAGTCAACGCCGTTTTTAATGAAGATGTTAAAAAGTACATTGAAGAATCTAAAAAGGTGTTTCCTAATTTAGAGGAACTACCAGATGAAGCACAACAAGTAATTGTAAATATGTGTTTCAATATGGGTGCACCAAGATTATCTAAATTTAAAAAGTTTATTGCTGCTGTAAATGACGGTAATTGGTCAACAGCTGCAGTAGAAATGATGGATAGTCGTTGGGCAACACAAGTAGGAAAAAGAGCAGAAAGATTAAGAGATAGAATACAAGCACTTTCCGAGTGAAAGTATGACCCTCTTAATGATGAATATAAGAAAGCCCGAGATAGTATAAATGATATGTACTCTCAAAAGGGCACTTGAGCTTGACATATTGATAATAATATGTTATACTAAAAGTATATAATAAGGAAGGTATATTATGGCGTTTAATTATGTAAAACTGAATGAAGATTCATTACCTAAAAATTTAGGTGTGAAAGGCAAAAACCAAGATGGTATAAGATATTATACTATTGATGGTGTTAATATGCCTTCCGTGACTTCTATTCTAGGTTCAATTCCCGAAAGAAAAATAAAAATAGAAGGTTGGCGTAATGCAGTTGGTGAAAAAATGGCCAACTATATTTCTGTATCTGCTACAAATCGTGGCAAAACAACACACACACTTATAGAAAATCATTTAAAAAACGAAGATGATAAATCTGTTGGTATAACTGCTGTTACACCATTAGGTTTGTTTAGAATTATAAAACCCTATCTTGCTAGAATAGACGATATTCATTGTATAGAAGAATATTTGTATTCTAAAGAAATAGGTGTTGCAGGACAAGTTGATTGTATTGCTGAATACAAAGGTAAGTTATCTGTGGTTGACTTTAAAACTTCAACCAAAAGACGTGATGAAGATTATAACTATGGTAACTTTTTACAATGTTCGGCCTATGCAAAAATGTTTGAAGAACTATTTCCAGACAAAAAAATTGAGCAAACAGTTATATTGGCTGCTTGTGAAGATGGTTTTGTACAAGAGTGGATACACGGTGAAGATAAAATAAAAGAACACCAAGAACTGTTTTATAAACACACTAAAGACTTTTTTGATAGAAATAACATAAATAATTAAGTCAAAAGTTTGAAAAAATAAAAAAAGGTGATTTAGTTTATCCTACTTGCGACCTTAACAGCTAAAGGGGAAATATGAAAAAACTAATAGTAATATTAAGTTTATTATGTACAAGTGTATTTGCTAATGAAGAATTAACTTACGATTTATATTGGCAACAAGTGCCTGCTGTGTGTGGTTTACCAGAAGAGGTACAAAGATATATTTTTGATGAAGATTTTAAACCTGAACATTTAAGTCTAGGTAGAACATCAAGTTTACCAGACGGTGAACCAGTTTATATGGTAACTTATTACGAGAATGACGACCAAATATTGGTTACAGTTGATATTGCAGGTGGAAATGAAACTTGCATAATGTTTAGAACATTTAATAAAACAAATGTTTTAAAAGATGGCAAGAGATAAAAGAATTAGATGTTGAAGGTAAGAGAATATCTGGAGAAGACCCGAGTGCGAATCTCGGCCACTCCACCATTAAAACAATGAAATTTTAGGGGTGGACTAGAATCGATTCACAGTTAAAACTTACTGGAGTTTAATCGTTGACAACGTAAAGTCACATTTATAAATGCTAACAATTTAGCGATGGCTGCATAAAGCAGTTAACGGTTTGCCTGTACCGAGTAACAGAAACAGGCACATTATAATGGAGATATTATGGAACTAAAAGAAAGTAAAACAGCACAAAACCTCAAAGATGCCTTTGCAGGTGAATCTCAAGCAAATAGAAGATACCTTTACTTTGCTCAAAAAGCAGATATTGAAGGTGCAAATGAAGTAGCACAAGTATTCAGAAGTACAGCAGAAGGTGAAACTGGTCACGCACACGGACATTTAGAATACCTTGAAGAAGTAGGTGACCCAGCAACTGGTGAACCTATTGGTGATACTGAAACAAATCTAAAGTCTGCTATTACAGGTGAAACACACGAATATACTGATATGTATCCAGGTATGGCAAGAACTGCTAGAGAAGAAGGTTTTGAAGAAATTGCTGATTGGTTTGAAACATTAGCAAAAGCAGAGAAATCACACGCTGGTAAGTTTCAAAAAACATTAGACGCTTATAAAAGTGCATAATAATAAGGGGCAGCTTGACTGCCCTTTAATAATATGTTATACTGAAAGTATGAATTTAATGAATAGTAAAAAGTTTGGTTTAATTATAGAAGGTATTGTTAAAGAAAAAAAGATAACATACCTAGACGCAGTTGTCAAGTATTGTGATGAAAATGAAATAGACACGGCCACAGTTGGTCCACTTATCAATAAACAACTTAAAGAAAAAATACAAAGAGAGGCAGAAAAACTGAACTTGGTTGAAAAATCAAGTACCGCAGTTTTACCTATATGAGTAATGATAGTTATGAAGCATATAAATTATACCTTGCTGTCAAACTTCATTTTACCTCTAAAAGTTATGACTTCTTTAAACACAATGCTAAGGTTAACTCCAGTTTCAATAGTTTTATAAAACGTAATGATAGATTTTTCTTTTATAAACTCACTACAAAATACAATAAAGAAGAACTGCTTGAATATTTTGTCTGTAACTTCTTCAACAATTCAAAAACTTGGATTGGTAACCTTGTACGAGCAGACGGTGAAACTAACTATACAAAGTGGAAGAAGTTTAATCAAAGTTTTACCTACAATTTTAGAAGCGATTGCTTACTACTTAATAATACTATTAGCAACGATAGCATTTCTTTTGATGATTTGTTTCGCATATCTGGCGGGCAACATCCAAGATTGTTACGGTTACTTCTTTCAGGACAAGTATCAGTACAAACAATCATCATCTTGGATAAGATACTATCGTTTATTAAGAATTGGGATAAAGAAATTGCCGAAACGGTTATATGGCCTGAAAAGTCATTTAAGATTACCAAGTTAAAACCATTTGTAAACTTTAACTTGACAAAATGTAAATTTATTATGAAAGAAATATTTGTATGAGTGATATAATACCAGAATCAAATAGAATAGGTGATAAAGTAATAGATAGGGTGTATCAAAATTTACATGGTACTTTACAGTTGATACTAAAAGATGGTTCAATTTATGATGGTAAGATTGATAAGAAGTCAATTAAGTTATCAGATGGTTCTTTAGGTCATGTTTACAATGTAAAAAACAAATGGTTTAATAGAGCAGGTATACCTATAGATAAACCAGATAATCTAATAACAAGGGATAAAAGTGAGTAAAGTATTTTGTATAGGTAATGGTGAAAGCAGAAAAAACTTTGACCTTAATATATTACAAGGCAAAGGCAAAGTTTATGGTTGTAATGCCATCTATAGAGATTATCCTGAACTAATTGATGTATTGACCGCAGTTGACAACGGCATCATACACGAAATATATCATAGTGGTTTTGCTTTAAAGAAACCTTGTTACTTTAGAAACTGGACAAAAGTACCTGCTGATATGTATTCAAGTGTTGTAGAAGGTTTTGTTTCTAAACAGGAACTTGATGAACTAAAAGATTATGATGTTATGAGAATGAATGAACGAGAAAACGCAACCGAGTTTGTTATTCATGGCACAACACTACAAGGTATGGTATCTATATTAAGAAATGCTAAAAAAGATTATCCTAGAAGTACAAAAGAAATTGTAAAAAAACAAATTAAAAGTTCCCAAATCAACGTATCATGGATAAAAGAAGGCGACCAATCACATGACATAAGAGAAGTATGGGAAGAGTACAAAGACCATGGTTGGGCATGTGGTGCTTCAAGTGGGTTTGTTGCTGTAAAAAAAGAACAACCAAAAGAGATTTACTTAATTGGCCATGATTTATTGTCTGATACAAATAAAGTTAATAATATGTACAAAGATACCAAACATTATGTTACGTCAAGTAATACACCCACACCAGCAGTAAACTGGATCAATCAATGGTATACACTTATAGAGTGGAATCCTAATATACAGTTTATTAAAGTAAATAAGGGTATGGATACCACACCCACAAATAGTAAGATTACTGAATGGACTAAATGGCACAAAGACGGCAGACTTCAGTATATTACTCAAGCACAGCTGCTTGACAGATTGAGTTAAATCTGTTATAATGAGATTATGTTAAAACAAATAAAAATTGCAATTTTATTTGGCCTTGTGGCTGAACAACGTTTAAGCGGATGTAAGGCATGGGTTGAGAGGGTTATGGGCGAATGCCTGAAGACACTCAATTTAGTTGTAAGTATGGACCATCTAACCATTAGATTGGACGCTTCCAGAAAGCTTGTGGGTAAACCAATAAGTCCCACCAGGTACATAATTTAAAGGAGTATTATATGTTAGATAATTTTTTATACAATATGCTAGAACGAATTAGTAATGTGTGTGAGTTTTTGAAAGAAAAAATCAAAGACAAACAATGCCTTAAACCAAAAGATTGGGCAAAAAGTTATAATGAGTGGAAAAAGAAGCATAAATAATATTATATTTACAATAATACAAATACATACAACAATACATACAAGGAGATACATACAATGTCAAGTGCATTAGAAGCCCTAAAGAAGTCAAAATCAAATTTTGACGTACTAACAAAGAAGTTAGAAAACACAATCGAACAACCCGAAAAGAAAAACAAATACCAAGACGATAGGTTATGGAAACCTGAACTTGATAAATCAGGTAATGGTTATGCCGTGTTAAGATTTTTACCAGCAGTTGAAGGTGAAGATATGCCATGGCAAAGAGTTT